TAAGAGCTAAGTTGTTAGGACTACCAAGCAGAATAGCGCACCAAGTCATAACAGTTGACAAATACCCTGAAGCAGAATTAATAATAAAAGAACAAGTGCATGATGCACTTAATGAGTTAGCAGAAGATGGAATACCACCAAAATATAGAAAAGTTAATGCAGGTATTGAGAAAAACTTGGACACCACCCAAGAATCTCAAGATATCTGATTGGGCGGATCACTACAGAAAACTATCACCTGAATCTTCAGCAGAAGCAGGTCAATGGCGTACTGATAGAGCAGAATATCAGCGTGAGATTATGGATGCTTTTAATGATCCTGATATACAAAGAATTATCTTTATGAAATCTGCTCAAGTTGGCGCTACCGAAATTCTACTTAATGTTATTGGTTACTACATAGATCAAGATCCAGCTCCAATGCTTATCATGCAACCGACTTTAGCTATGAGCCAAGCCTTTTCTAAAGATAGATTAGCTACCATGATTAGAGATAGTGAGAAGATTAGACATTGTGTTAAAGATGCTAGAAGTAGAGATAGTGGTAATACAGTTTTAAGCAAAAAGTTTGCTGGTGGTAACTTAAATATAGTTGGTTCTAATTCTGCTGCTGGTTTAGCATCAAGGCCAATAAGAATTGTATTAGCAGATGAGGTTGATAGATATGAGCAAAGCGCTGGAACTGAAGGTGATCCAATATCACTAGCAACTAAAAGAACAACCACCTTCTGGAATAAAAAGATTTATATGTGTTCAACACCAACCATTAAGGGACTATCAAGAATAGAAATTGCATTTGAAGAATCAGACAAGCGTTATTACCATGTTCCATGTCCTGAGTGTAATGTTAAGCAAGTTTTAAAGTGGAAGAATATTGTTTGGGAAGAAAATAAACCTGAAACAGCTAACTATGCTTGTAATGAGTGCGGAGCAGTAATTGACGAATCTAAAAAACAATGGATGCTTAAACATGGGGAGTGGATAGCCTCAGCGCCAAAATCAAATACAGCAGGATTTCATATATCAGAGTTATATTCTGTTTGGTCAACTTGGGCAGATATGGCCAAATCATTTCTTGAGGCCAAGAAAAGTCCTGAGATGTTAAAAACCTGGATAAATACCGCATTGGGAGAATCTTGGGAAGAACAGGGTGAAGCTGTTGAGTATGACACTTTATTAGCTAGAAGATTAAACTACGATCATACAACCATTCCTGAAGATGTATTAATTTTAACTGCTGGCGTAGATACACAAAAAGATCGTCTTGAACTGCAATTAGTTGGATGGGGAAAAAACTATGAAGCGTGGGTTTGTGATTACAATATATTTTGGGGTGATCCTAATGCAATGAATGTTTGGAATGACTTAGATGCTTATTTAAAGAAAAGATTTAAAACTGAATCTGAAAGATCAATACCTATATCATGTTGCACAATCGACTCAGGTGGACATCATACAAATATGATCTATCAATTCACGAAACCAAGACAGGCTAGAAGAATATTTGCAGTTAAGGGTTTATCAACAGCAGGCAAGCCAATCGCAAATAGGCCAACATTTGTAGGAAAAAACAGAGCAACCCTTTATGGTGTTGGTACTGATAGCGCTAAAGAAGCTATATTTGCTAGATTATCTACCGATGCAGACTCAACAACATTACATTTTTGCTCTGATCTTGATGAGGAATACTTTAAACAGCTAACAGCAGAAAAAAGAATAACTAAGTTTGTAAGAGGAAGGAAAACGTTAGCCTGGAAGCAAATAAGACCAAGAAACGAAGCATTAGATACATTGGTTTATAATTTTGCAGCTATTTACATACTAAACCCTAATTTTGACACTATAGAACAAAAAATTCTTACACAAGAAACAAAATCAAACAAAAAATCTCAAAATAAACCACAAAAAGGCATAGATAGGGGTAATTTTGCTACTTCTTGGAAATAGTAGTTAATTAACTAAAAAATATTGACATTTATACATAAAACCTTAGTGTTAGAATTAGATATATCTATAACATTAATGAGGTTTTTGCTTGAGCAACAAATTTGATTCAGCTAATTATCCATCTCAAGTACCTGCTGTTTTGCAGAAGGGAGACTTTTGGGCATGGAAAAAACCAAACCTATCTACTGATTATCCATTAGCATCTTATTCATTAAAATATAAATTTTATTTAATAGATGGTTCTACTGCATCTAACTTTACTATAGATGCTACTGAAAGTAATAATGAATATATTATTTCTACATCTAGCACTACATCGCAAACTGCTGGTGATTATAGATGGGACGCAATAATTAAAAGAACTTCCGATAATGTTGAACTAATAATTGAAGATGGTTACAGCACTATTTTAGATAATGCAGTTAGATCACATGCAAAGATAGTATTTGACTCAATTTGTGCTGTTATTGAAAACAGAGCATCAATGGATCAGTCCTCAATGTCTATTGCTGGTAGATCGCTTTCGAGAATGTCTATAGATGAACTATTAACCTTTAAAGATAGATATAAGGCTGAATGGTTAAAAGAAGTAAAGATGGCAAGAATTAAAAACAATCAAGGTTCAGGCAACACTATAAAAGTTAATTTTGGGAAGATCACATAATGGCTTGGTATGACAATATATTTGGGAGAAACGCACCTAAAGATAAAAAAAGAAAGGCATACGCTAGAAGTTATACAGGAGCAAATACTGGAAGGCTTTTTGCAGATTTTCTAACAACTTCTACAAGCGCTGATGCTGAGATAAAAGATAACATAAGAATTTTAAGAGATAGAGCAAGAGAATTAGCAAGGAACGATAGCTATATTGCAAGATACTTAAATTTAATGGTATCTAATGTTATCGGTAAGCATGGCGTAAGAATTAGCAGTAAAAGTAGAAATGACAATGGTTCATTAGACTTAGCTGCTAATCAGCTCATTGAGTCAGCTTGGAAAGAATGGCAGCAATTAGGAAATTGTACTACTAATGGAAGATTATCATTCTTAGATTGTCAAAAGATATTTATTGAATCTTTATGTAGAGATGGCGAAGTTTTAATAAGAAAAATAAAAGAACCAAGCTCACCATTTGGCTTTCAATTACAGTTTTTAGAAGCAGATCATTTAGATGAAAATAAAAATGATGTTTATAAAATTAATGGAAACCGCATTAAGATGGGTGTAGAAGTAGATAAATATGACAAGCCAGTTGCTTATCATTTATTTAAAGACCATCCATACGATAGAGATTATTTAAGTCAAAACCAGCACATTAGAGTACCAGCAGATGAGATTATCCATGCTTACTTACCTGCTAGGGCTGAACAGACTAGAGGTGTTTCTTTGGTAGCTACAGCAATGGCTAATGTGAAGATGTTAAATGGTTATTTAGAAGCTGAAATAGTGGCCGCAAGAGTTGGCGCATCTAAAATGGGTTTCTTTACTTCTCCAGATGGGGATGGATATGTTGGCGATGGTGAATATTCTGATACTTTTAATCCATCAATGAACGCGCAAGCTGGAGTATTTGAGCAGTTACCAGCAGGAATGGACTTTAAATCGTTTGATCCTACTCACCCAACATCCGCATTTGATTCATTTACAACTAGTGTTTTAAGAAGTATCGCTTCAGGTTTAAACATTTCTTATCATTCGTTATCAAATGATCTTACTTCAGTTAACTATTCAAGTATCAGGCAAGGTGCGCTTGAGGACAGAAGCATGTACCAAATATATCAGCAATTTGTAATTGAGCATTTTGTAAATCCAATATTTCAATCTTGGCTAGAAATGGCCATATCAACAGGCTACATTAATTTACCAATGGGTAAATTTAATAAATTCTCTCAATCTGTAAATTTTATTCCTAGATCGTTCGCCTGGATTGATCCTTTAAAAGAAATGCAAGCTAATGTTATAGGTTTACAAAATGGAACTATGACTTATGCAGATATATCTGCTAGCTATGGTAGAGATACAGAAGAATTATTTGAACAGCACCAAAAAGAAATAGAACTAGCTAAACAGTATGGAATAGAGTTAGCTTATCAACCATTTGGTCAAAAAAACCCAGTAGATGCAAAAATACAGGGTGGAGAAGATGACGATGCCTAATCCAAATACAGGAATGAAAGATGAGGCGCAAAAAGGTATAGATTGGCGTGAAGAATTTGGACGTGGCGGAACTAGAGTCGGAGCTGTAAGAGCAAGGCAAATAGTTAATGGTGAAAACTATCAGATGATACTGTAAAAAGAATGTACAGCTTCTTTAGTAGACATGAAGTAGATAAACAGGCTGAAGGATTTAGTAGTGGTGAAGATGGCTACCCTTCTAATGGAAGAATAGCCTGGGCGTTATGGGGTGGAGATGCAGGTTATTCTTGGTCAAAAAGATTGGTGGAACAAATGAAAAAGGAAGATGATAGAGCTATGCCTAATTCATTAAAAATTGGTGATTTTGTTAGTTGGAATAGCGCTGGTGGCAGAGCTAAAGGAAAAATAATAAAGATTGAAAGAGATGGAAAGATAGATGTACCTAATACAGATTTTAGTATTACTGGTACTGAAGACGATCCTGCGGCCTTAATACAAGTTTATAGAAGTGGTGAGCCTACAGATGTTGAAGTAGGTCATAAATTTAGCACTTTAACAAAGATTAATCCCATAAGGGATTTTAACGATTTCAATTCTAACGAATTGGAAAAACATCCTTTACTAAAAGGTAAAGAGGAGAAAACTATGAATAAAGAAGATAGACATATCCTCAATGTAACAGAAACAGACGAAACTGTAGTGGTTGAGTTTGCTAAACATGAGGATGTAGAACATGAAGGCGAAGAAGTAGAAATGACTGAAGAAGTCTCTATGATTGATGAAGAAGATAAAGAAAGAAATGTAATTGATATGCCTATTAAATATAGAACTATTGATTTATCTAAACATTCTTATCTTGATGAAGAAAATCGTACAGTAAGAATTGGTGTTTCTTCTGAAGAACCTGTTGAAAGAAGTTTTGGCATGGAAGTGCTAGGACATTCTGAAGGCGATATAAACATGGAGTTTATAGCGTCAGGGCGCGCACCCTTACTCTTAGATCACGACATGACTAAGCAAATAGGCGTAATTGAAGAATTTAAACTTGACGAAACTGCAAAAAGGACAACAGCAGTAGTTCGCTTTGGAAAAAGTGAATTAGCGCGTGAAGTATACGAGGATGTAAAAGATGGTATAAGAATGAATATATCTGTTGGATACAGAGTCGATAAACTAAGCAGAATGGACAAAGACGATGAGACTTATTACAAGGCGCAATGGACACCAATGGAAGTATCTTCTGTAAGTGTTCCAGCAGACCAGTCAAGGCTTGTTGGAGTTGGTCGTTCTAAAGATAAACAAACATTAAACACAAAGGTTAAAATAATGGAAAACGAAAAACAAGAAATTAATCTTGATGAAGTTAGAACTCAAAGTGTGGACGATGCTAGAAAAGAATTCCAAAAGAATTCAAAAGAGATCATTGATCTTGGCGTAAGACACGATAAAAGAGATTTAGCTAATCAAGCTATAAAAGACGGTGCTTCTGTTGAAGAATTTAGAGGTGTATTATTAGAAAATATTTCTAACAACACTCCTTTAGAAACTCCTTCAGAGATTGGAATGACTGAAAAAGAAGTAAGAGAATTCTCACTAGTGAGAGCTATCAACGCTTTAGCAAACCCAACAGACAGACGTGCGCAAGAAGCTGCTGCATTTGAATTTGAATGTTCAAACGAAGCTGCTAGACAGCAAGGCAAAACTGCTCAAGGCATTATGATGCCTTCAGACATGCTTAGATCATGGGTTAAAAGAGACTTAAACACATCTGATGATGCAGCTTTAATAGCACAAGACTATAGAGGCGGAGATTTTATTGATGTATTAAGAAACAAATCTTCAGTAATGAACGCTGGCGCTACTATGCTTAGAGGATTACAAGGAAATGTTGTAATACCTAAGAAAACTGCTGCTTCTGCTGCTGCTTGGATAGCAACTGAAGGTGGTAATAGTG